CGCATAGTTGTCAAATAGTTGCGTGCTTTGAAAGGACTCTGATAATTCACAATATCAGCTTCTTCACTGTAATCTTCATAAGCAGAACCAAGTCTACTTACTTTCTTACCAGCTGCCAGAAGTGAAGGCGGAATAAAAGAGTCATCTTTACCATCAGCTACAACTACAGTATATACGAAATTACCACCATCTTGATAGGGTTCTCCGATAATACGTACTTGAAAATCTTTATCATCAAACTGCAAAATTGCACCAGGTCCAAACCATTTCTCACCAAGCCATAATTGTATAGGTGTTTTAGAAATACCAGGAGCCACAGTACTATCTATAGCAGCACCATTCCATTGAGCGTCTTTAATTGAAATTGCTCGATCATGCTCAATCATCAAATCCCATTGATATGAAGTCGCTTCAATTGTCATTGTACGACCAATACCATTAGTTATGAAATCTATGACATTACCTCTATCATATATACCGAATATATAAGATATAACAGGGGATACCCTGTGCGGTTCTGACATAAGAGCATTAGCTAACATTTGTTCGTCCACTAAGCCGCTAAAATATTTAGTACGATAAAGAACTAGATCATTAAGAATATTGTTCTCCATTACCTTATTTTAAATTAATTATTATTTATTTTATTTAAAAAATATATTTTTACCAAAATCACCTAAAGAACTACGATCCAATTTATCATCTTTTTGGTCATCAGTTATTTTATCCTGCTTACTGCCTTTAGCTTTAATTCTATCTCGCAGAGTTTTATAGGCATCTGAACTTCTTGTTTTACCAGCGTCATCAGCAATCTTTTGCTTTCTGTTCATCGCAAAGTACGCTGATTCTAGTATATTCGTTACATCCGATCTGTAATCTTTCTGATATTTTGAAAGTCCATCTTCTTCTGGATTGAACGCATATTGTAATAATTCACGCTTTTGCTTATCTGTAATTGGAAGTCCTCTGATATTTGACATATCTTTTATAGTATTGTTTACGTCACGATAAAATTTTTGTTGTTGTTTTTTAACCTCATCAGCATAATTTTTTTGCTCTACTAATAGCGATTGTGCTTTTGCTTTATTAGCATCAACCACCATTTCTAATGCATCTTCAGCTTCTTCCTTTAATGTTTCTGATTCTTCATATCTAGAAATCATTTTTTTAACTCTATCTTCTTTATATCCTTGATTAAGTAAATTTTCACGTACAATAGCTCTTTGATCATATTCTTTTTCAATATCTATTGCTTCTGTATCTAACTTACCAGAATATATTTCATTATAAAATTCTTTAAGACTTCCACCATTTTTAACAAACTCATCATAATCTTTTACTTCATCTGAAGAATAAGTAGGTTTAGAATTATCATTAATGATTTCATTCATTAATTCAAGAACTTCTTCTACATTTTCAACTTTTAAATCATCAGTACCAAGATCAAGATTTAATTTTTTAGTTAATTCATTTGCAAAGAACGTGCTAATTTCTGATTCATACAAATCATCTTCCTTTGTTGTCTTATCATCTTTAGTATCATCTTTAGTATCATCCTTTTTATCGTCAACCTTATCATCAATTTTGTCATCTTTTTTATCGTCAATTTTATCATCAACTTTATCATCTTTTTTGTCATCGGTTTTATTATCGATGTCATCTTGTTTATTATCTATTATACCATCCATTTGCTTTTGCAAATCTTCTGGATTAATATTTGTATAAACGTTATCTGCATTATCACTAATTCCTTCTGTTTTCTGATCTGCTGACTTATCACCTACAATAAAATCAGCGAAAACATTTAAACCAGGTAATGTATTTTTATCTTTCTCAGCCATAATATTTATTTTTTATTTACTGGATTTGGTTTATTTGCTATCTTTTGTTTAATAGCAATTTCTTTTTCCTTCTGTTGTTCAGCCTTTCTATTGCGCCTCATTTCTTCATTTAATTTTTTATCAGTTTGTTTAGCATCAATAGCTTGCTTTTCTTCTTGTAATTTAACTTTCATTAAATCTATTTGATCTTTAATTCCATTATCGTTTTCATCTCCATCTTCATCTTCATCTTGAGAATCTGCTTGAATAAGAGCAACATTTATTGAAGTTTCTGCCTTACGTATAGAATCTTCTTCTTTAATTCTATTCTCTTCAGCTTTTTCAGCAACTGCCATTTGTGATAATTGCATCTGTATTTCTTGTTCTTGTTTAGCTTTATCTTGCTCCATTTTAGCTTTACGTTCATCAATTTCAGCAAGTTGTCTTTTCATTTGTAAAACATTATCTCCAGTTGCAACTTCAGCAGCTTCTAATAATGTAGCACCATTTTGAACTGCAAATGGTAATAAAGTTCTAACCCTATCAATATCTTGATTTTCTTTAGTAGAATCAATAACAAATACATCTAAATCTGCATATAAGAAATCATTTGTTAATTCACTAAAAACTCTAGACATATCAGGTAAAACAAAATGTAAAGTTTTCTTATTAGAATTACCCCAAGCATATTTAGCAGTATCAAGAAGCATATTCAAACACCTTCGTTTAACTTGATTATGTTTATGAAATAAAGGTTCTGTTATATGAGATGATTGTGTAATTTCTTGTTGAACATTTCCAACCAAAGCACTTTGATGAATTTGTCCTTGTCTAGCTTTAGATACACCAGATATCTCACCAATCATATCTTCTATCTTAGCCATTAATTCAACATATCCAGCTATTACATTAGACATACTTAAATCAATAGATGAAAACTGATTAAAAGAAGCTGCTTTACCACCTTCTCTACCAGGTATATCATGACCTTCTTCATATGGATTAAAGAATATAACACCTAAAGAAGATATATAATGCATAAATTTTTCAGTAGTAACACCCATTGATTTAGGTATCTGAGTCATATCCATTACTAACGCTTTACCCTTATCTCTAGCTAAAGCAATATCTAATCGATACCATAACACTAAATACATATATTGTAAAGGTTTCATTATTTCAAGTAATGATTTTCCTCTAGAATTTGTATTACTATATACAGCACCAGTAAATGGAATTTTATTTTCATATAATGCATCTACAGATTGATGTTGAAATTCAATAGGTTGAATACCAAAATACATATCTTGACCTATACGATAACCTTCCCATATTTCTGTAATCCATTCCCATTCTATCTTTTCTTCTTTATCAGCATCATAAGTTTCATCAATTATATCAACTTGTTCTTTTCCATTTTCATCTAAATAAGTTAAAAAACCAATTTTCTTATAAGATGACCATACAACATGATGTACTTCTAATGCATCCTCAATCTCTTCATTATTCAACATAGCTGTAGTAAGAGTAGTATTCCATTTAATTCCACCACTACCACTAAGTTTAGTCATTCCTTTATTTCCTTCAGTCATCTCAAGTATTTCATCAAGATCTGATTCTTCTAATTTATTATAAAATCTATCATAAATACTAGAAGGAGACATATACATCAATCGTCTAAACCAAGAAGATTGATCAATAAATTCTATATCGGGACTCCTATCATAATCTGAATATATTGGATTAACTCGTTCAAAAGTAGGTTCACCATTAAGTATACCTATATAATATAACTCCTCGCCTGCTATTAAAGCATCTTTCCAACCTTTAAGAAATTCATTTGTTAAATTAAGTTTCTCTTTTAAATAATTTAAAGCATTATATGCAGTTTCTTCAGCTATATTTTTATAACTAAATTTCATATATTTCTGCAAATCCTCTAAATAGCTATCATCTCCTTGAGGAGAATTAAGACTTTCAATAAGATATTGCAAAATCATTTCTTTATATTCTGTTTGCATAGAACTAACAGCATCATCATTAGTTTGAATAGCTTTAAAAGTAAATGGACGTTTACTTTCTTCTCCTAATAATAAATCGATTTTAGGTCTAACAACATTATGATTTTGCATCTTAGATGGAAAACTATCACCCACATTAAATGGATCAGTTACATGTTTAAAATCTTTCTCATCAAAATTACTATTATATAATTCATAGGTGATCTTCATCCTATCTTTTCTACCTCGACCGTCCACAGATATCCCATCAGAACTTTTACCAATAATTGAATCTACACATTGATGTTTCCACTCTTCTGTTTTCTTCTTCAAAGCTATTTTTTGAATAGGAAACGTATTACTATTTTCTTTCATTTGTTTTGTTTTTTATAACCACCCTATTTTATTTAAATCTTTAAATAAAGGTTCACTAAATAACCACCTAGATTTATCAACTTCTTTTTTCTCTTTTACATGTACATGATGCAATTCTTCTTTATAAATCATTACCATCATTAATGACATACAATTATGTATTGCAATATTAGATGCAATATAAGAATTATCATCTTCTACTTCAAAATTATACACAAGTTTATCATATTGCACTTCTTCAATTAATTTAATTGGTGTCCAAAAACCATCTTTTGTTTCATATTGATAATTTTTTTCAACTAAATTTATTTCATCAACTTCCTTAAACTTTAAAGAATATTTTGCAATTCTATTTATATATTTCCTATTTATAGTCAATATATATTGATCTTGATGATTTTTTAACTTTGATGAAATATATCTAATAGAACTCCATATTCCATTATCTATAAGTATTTGTCTAATTTGTTTAATTAAAGTTTCATATATTCCACTTACTTCTATTACTTCCCTTTTATAAGTATCATATTTAGCAAACTTTTTTTGATGTCCATCTCCTTCTAAATATCCTACCGCTAACATTAATGTATTTGGAGAATTATAAACATCTTTAGATAACTGTTTATTATTACTTTTTCCACCACTTTCTTCTAATAATTTAGCTAATACAGCAGATCCTTTTCTAACCTTAATATATCCATCTTTTTCTATTATATTTGCTCCTTCAAATTGATATTGTCTATTATTATAAAGTTTTCCATTTTGTTCTCCATATCTATTTAATATACTTTTTAATTTAAGAGCCATACTCATTTGATCTTTTTGAAGACAAATACTTATTTGATTTCCATTAACATATCCATCTGAAACATACCAACCTATTAAATACATTAAATCATCATCATAAATATATTTAGTAGGCCACTTTAATTCATTTCCTTGTTTTCGTTTTGGTTGTAATGCAAATTGATATTTATTATTTAAATTTCCAGCTTCAACAAATCCAATATTATTTAATGCTTTTTTTCTTTCACAATGTTTCTTTTTATTAGTATGAGCTACATAAATAGGATGATTATCTGTTACAATTAAAGGTTCATAATTCCCAATAGTTTTAAATTTAAGAATTTTTCTATTAGATCTATGACTATCTATACCACTAACTTTTTTATATCTACCAGTATGAGTTAATACAATATCACCTAAAGATATATCTTCTACATTTTTATATCCATCAATTACACTAATTTTAGTTCCTTCTATAGAACATCTATCAAAATTACCATCTTCATTATAAGATATCAATTCTTCTAACAAAGCTTCTGAAAATATTTTAGTTAAATTTTTATAACCAGGAGCATATTCTTCATTTAACCAATCTCGAATCAATCTTTCACCCCATAATTTGATTTCTTTATTCATATGAATACCCTTCTTCCTATCTACTTTAGTAGTATGTTGAAGTATATCATTAATTATATCTGGTTGATCTGCTAATAAATACTCTTCATGTACATGAGTAAAATATACATATAATCCTTTTTTCTCATTTTCATAAAGCATTTTAGCATTAAAATATTTTATTAATCTACGAACTTTTTCATAAAATCCATCAGCTGTTTCTGGTCTACCTGTATATTCAGCTACTGGTAAATCATAATAAGATTCAAAATTTTGAAATCTTTTATATATTATAACAGAACCTAAAGAATCAGTAGTTGAATGATCATGATCGTACGGATCGCACCCAGCTACATATAATCCATATGGAGGATCGTCTACAGGATGTTCCCAAATAACTATAGCACCCTCTTTATTTTGACCAGGTTCAAGTCTGTATTTATTTAAATCTTTATATTGCGTACCTATTTCCCATTTTAGAATTCCATTATCACTATATACTAAATCTCCTACTTGTTTAAATTCTTTTAATTTTTTAGAATTTCTAATATTAGCTAAATGTGTAATTAAATCTGTTTTTGGAAAAATATTACCTTTTATATTTAAGGTTGCTTCAGCTGGTGTAAATGGTTTTTCAGATACATATCTATCTAAAGCAGTTCTATCACTAGCATGATCCGATACTTTTTTTCTTTCTTCTAATGCAAATTTTTTGGATAATGGAATGTTTGAATTACCATCTTTATCCATAAATGGTTGACCTTGATATTCAGGATCTTCTCCTTTATATGATCCTTCCATATTATAATATTCAGGTACAAAAAATCCTCCTTCTGTACCAAAATTTTCTTCATCCCAAATATTATCTATTGACAATGCATTATATGCTTTTGGTTCATAAAATAAATCTTTAAGACCTTCATAATCTGCATCATCAGATCCACCTGTACCATAAGCTATCATTAAACCTACTGCTATATTTGAAGCTTCTACAGATGGTCTAGCAATTTGCCAAGCTGTTTTCAGATTAGGAAACTTTCCACTTTCTTCCCACAATATAAGTTTAGCTTTCTTACCACGAGCTTTCTGTGGATCATTCTTTAAACTAACACCAATTATTTCAGATTTATAACCAATTTCAGTTTCTACACCATCTTTATTAATAACAATAGATGCACGTTTATGCATCTTCTGATTAATCTTTTGACACTTTTTAGACCATGGTGTTTTTTCATTAATCCAATCCATTAAATCCCATGCCTTAGTAAGAAGACCATCTTTACTTAAAAATTCATTCTCACCAGCTATTGCATATGATTTTGAATCTGGTATTAAATAAAAATTGCGACATAACATTGAAGCTCCTTTAAAACTATAACCAGCTTGTCTCTTTTTAATAACAACTAAATGTCTACCTTCATTCTCAGCACCTTCAATAGTTTCAAAATAAGCTCTATCATAATCCCAAAATGTAGGAAAATTCCTAATTCTTTGTGAAACTTCTCTAACTTTACCATTAGGCATTTTAACTTTAACATCCTTTTGAGTTAAAATAGGAGAATAATTTAAGTAAAAATAAAAATATCCAGGAATCCAATCACCATCATCAGCTTGATAACCAAATAAACAACATCTATATTCTTCATCCCAATATTTACGATATTCTGTTGTACCTTTAGGAATAGCAGTATAATAACCATTTGCTTCATAACAAACAGCAGGTTGTCTAAATTTATCAGAATTTTCAGTATGTTTTATTTCTACTTTATAACCCATATTCATTTTGATTTCTATTTGGAATTTCATATAAACCTATATCCATTCCACCTCTTGTGCTTGTTTTATCCAATTGTTCTTGTCTAACCATTTGTTCTAATTGAGCTAATGATTTAACAATATTACCTACTTCTTTTAAATTACTAGATAATTCTCTAGCAGAAAAAATAGGTTTACCATAAGCATCTAACTTACTAAAATCAATTTGTTCAAACCATCTTGCTAATTCTTCAGCTGCTTTCTTAGCACCTAATAAAATTCTAGTATTAGTAGTTTCCATTAAATCTTTAAACTTTTCTACAGCCTTTGCAACATGAACATCTGGTTTCCAATTAACTTTACCAAACAAATCTTTTTTAAGAATATTTTCTCTTTCATATTCACTATATCCTCTATAAGGATTATCTGCTGATAAATCATATAAAAAGGTAACATATGAAATTTCTTTCATTGCAGTACCTTTATCTTTTTTTTTATCTCTCGTCCAAAGTTTATTAAATTCTGGAATTATTAACCTACTCGGATCAATTATTATCTCACCGGAAACTATATCAAAAACTTTAATTACTCATTCCTCCTTTCTTTTTGTACTTCCAAATAAATCCATGAGCAGAATGATAATAAGGATATATAATTCCATTACTTTCATAATTTTTACATACTTTACACAAATTAGTATTATTAATACATAATATTCTTTTAACTTCCATCATACTAGACCATTCTCTAATAAAATTACCTTTCAAATCAAATTGTAAAACTTCTTTATTATTTGTTTTTCTACCTATACCAGATAATCTAATTTTTTCAATAGCTTCTTTAGTATGTTTATATCCTCTATTTAAATAAGCAAAAGGTTGAATATTATATTCTGGTTTAAAAAAATCAATATAATATTGTTCATATTTAATTAAACAATATTGTTCACATAATTGAACAAACTTTAGTATTTGAAAATCAAAACAATCTATTCCATATTTATTAATAGCATATTGTAAATGTTTATTTGAATGTTTATTAATAAGTAATTTATTTTTATGAGATTTTAATCTGTAAAATAAATCTCCTGTAGATCCAATATATCTTTTACCATTATATACATTTCTTATCATATATACACCAGGTTTATTTTTTAATAACCTTTTATATTTTTGTATATTATTACTTAAAATCATCAAATACTTTCATTTTTTTTATTTATCTGCTCTTGTTCTAGAACCTAAAGTATTTACTGGAAAATGGAAATCAATTTCTAATAAAGCTGGACCATTTACATTTGTACCAACCCAAGTATCATCATTATCTCTATATATTTTACCAATAATCATAGAACTAATATGTTCATCACAAGTATATACATAAAATGGTAAATCTCTATCCCCATCACCATATCCCCAAGGAAAACCAGTTCCTCTAGTACATTGATTTCCATCATGAGTAGAACCTATATGATCACTACGTAATCCCACACAATTTAAAGAAGTACTAGCACCATTTGCATACTCAACAGTAGCAACATAATATACCCCATCTATCAATACAGGTCTATTATCACTATCAAAAACAAAATTAACAAAATTTGTACCAACTGGTATATCATCAGCAGTATATGTTAATGTAGCTATTGGAGTTGCATCTGGATATGGTACCATGCTAGAACCATAAGTCCACAACGTATCTTCATAAACATTAACAGTAAAAGCACCAGGAGGTGTACCTGTTTTTACCATTTCAAAAGTAACAGAATATAATCTCCTTCCATCACCAGTAAATGCTTGACCAAGTCCTATATAACCAGTAGTAAACATACTATAAGTTGCACTACCTGCTCCTGTATAACTATCACATATCACAGTAGTACCATCTATAGCTAAATCTGGAGTCATTAAATGTTTATCATTCACACCATCACAAGTATCTGTCAAATCAACAGTTTTGCTTGATGCAAAAACACTATTTATATTTGCCCAACTATAATCTAATTTCCAAGCAACAGTTTTTGTATCTTCTGCCACACCCCTATCCCCAGGAGTCCAATGAACATGAGCTGTTATAGAAGAACCTTCTTTATATGCATGAGGTAATTGACAAGTAAATGTACCATATTGATTTTGATTAAATTTTAAAACACTAAACGTAGTACCAGAACCATCTGGCTGCCAATCCTGAAATGTAGGATCAGTCACTCCAGGTCTATCTAAAGAACCAGATGTAATCCTAATATCTTCATATACAACAGTATCTAAAACTAATGTTTTATCCGCACCAGTAACAATACTTAAATCAGTTGGAATGGATGTATCTGTTTTTATTTCTGGAGTATGAACACTACCAAAAGTACCAATACCAGTAGTGATTATATTATTACTATATAATTCTAAATCTGTTGCTGTCATTGTAAATTCTTCTACATCATTCACATGTATAGAAAAATTACCAGCATTAATTCTTAATGTTTGATTGGCTACTGTTGCATTAAATACCCCATACATCAACGAATTACTTATTTCAGCAGCAGCATTTACAAGAGGATCATCAGTATTATTTAAGAAAAAAATATTATTAACAGCAGTACTACGATAACCAGTATAACTACCTAAACACAAATTTGAATTTCCTGTTATATTTGCTCCTGAACAATAACCAAACATAGTATTATGTTCTCCACCATTAGCAATACTCATGTATCCAACAGCTGTATTATATTTTCCATCTCTAACGTTGCTTAAACAATATCCACCAATACCTATATTTCCATCTCCTGTAGTTAATCCATATAATGTATGATAACCAATACCTACATTTGTATGTGCATCGTCCATTGCCCCGTCTTCAGCTACCCCATCACCAATAAAAGTATTATGACTAGAATTAACATCTTTATTTAATGCAGTATTTATACCTATACAACAATTATTTTGTCCATCATTTATTTCTAATCTATCACCATTTATAGTAATAATATCATTTGCTATTAAACCATCTTCAAATATTGGAAGACCATTAATAACAGTTTGTGCAACAGATTGATCTAACTTTAAAAATAAACCATCACCAGAACCTATATTAAAACTACCATCTGCACCATCCTTACCATGAAATATACGATAGTCTACACCTAATATTGGTTTGTCACCTTTATCTCCTTTAGATCCACGATCACCCTTTTCACCTCTTTTACCAGGATCACCTTTTTCACCTTTAAATCCTCTAGGACCTCTAAGAGCTTCTAATGCTATAGCAGCTTTTTCTTCAGTAAGTTTCCTTTTACTCTCTTGAAGTTTAACCTCTACTTTTTTATTAAGCGGTACCCTGTTCTTGAGTGCCGCCAATTTTTTAAATGTATCTTTCCCCATATATACTTATATGTATAAAAATACACTTTTGTTACCCTATATAATATAAGGTATAAATATTTATTGTTTTTCTATAGCTTTAATGATAGCATTATAAATATCCAATATAGCTTGTTTGTTATCTTCATCAAACAACTTATTCACAAAAATCCTAGCTTCTAAATCAGTTTCAAAAGTAGGATCAATAAAGATTTTGTAAAGATTATGATGTTCTTTTAAAGCTTTTATTATATAAGATAACTTTTTAAACATCTCTTTATTATGCATATACTTCTGTATAAACACCCCAAAATAACGAATCCTGATGGGTCTATACTCATCAGGGTCAGCCATTTTCTTCTTTGCGAACAAAAGGGGGTGATATACTATATTTTTTATTATTCTTACATCTAAATTTTTAATCAGTGATATATGTTTTAGAATTTTGTCTTGTAATTTCATCTTCAATAATCTCGAATGTAAATAATGTTTCTATTAATCTGGTATCTGAATCAATAGTTAATTTAGCAGGTAATTCATACCCACCATTTTTGTTAGTAGAAATTAATCCTTTAACTTTTAATACAGCAATAAATCTACTCAAGTTAGTTTTATTGATATTACACTCCCTAATAATTAATTTACGATTACTAGTAGAAAGAACATCTTTAAAATCTAATCCTGACTTAGGTTGCCATTCAGTGTCTAATTTAACGATAAAGGAAAATATCTCGGCCTCCCGTTTAGAGAGACCAAGATACCCATTTAACATTTTAACATATTCACTGTACAACTTATTTTTTGATATCCGTTGGTGAAAATCTTTCATTTTTAAATATTACTAGTTTTTGAATCATTTAAAATCGCATCTTCAACATTTACTTCTACTGGTTCTTTTCCAGTATCAGTTTTTTTAGTTTTAACTTTTTCAAATACTGTTTCTCGTAAAGCATCATTTAAAGCATTATTTATAGAATCTTCTTCATCTAATTCATCTTCTGGTTGACTATCTGGAATACCATCAACTGGTCCATCATCAACTGGTTCAACATCAACTAATTCACCTTCAGCACTATCAGTTAAATCAGCCATAGGTCGTTCATTACTACCTTCTGTAGCTTCTTGTTCTTTTTGTTCCGCTTCAAAAGTTGCTATCGCATCTTTATCAGTTACTTCATTTATTTTCATACTCATATCTATATTACATTTAGGACAATGGAGTTTAACAAAACTTTCAGTCTTATTAAAGAGATATATTGCTCTTCCTTCCACTACCATGGTTTCTATTAATTCTTCCCCACCGCATTGGTGGCATTTAACTACTAAGTTTCCGTATTTAAAATCACTCATTATTTATTTTATTTATCATATTCCATTTCACCTAATTCTGGACCAGGAGTTAATTTACCTTCTTTTATAGAACGATCAGCTAAATCTATACTAATAAAATAGTCATTAGATAAAAATGATTTTGATTTATACAAATCATTATCATCAGAAGTATCTTCTCTTTCATAATGATAAACATATCCATTTTCATCAAAATCAAAATATAATCTAGTTTTAGCATTCAAATTACCAAAATAATCAGTAACTATTAAATACTCATATATTTGTTTATTTTCCATTATTACTTAAACCTTTAATTTTAACTCTATTAGTTCTAATTTTATTCATATTATTTTCTAATTTAAAAGTATAGCTAGTTTTAATAAAACCTAACCATATATTTTCCCTAATATATATTTCATTAGATATTTCATTTTCAATATCTACCCATTGAAGTTTTTTTGTTATTATTGTTTTCTTTAATTTCATTTCCCAATTGTTTTAATATTATTTTATCCAAAACTTTCACGTGCTTGTTCTTCATTATCAAAACATCCACATGCCCATACCATTGGTACATTTATTTCACCATCTTGAGTAGGATATTTATTTTGTGATAATCTTAACGTTTTATCTTCATTTCTATCTAAAGAATCACCCAATACTTTTTTACATGCTTCAATAAAAGACTTAGCTTTTACTTTTGTATTATGACACGTTGCATCACTTCTTTGTCCAGTAGCAGCAAATCCTTCTGTCCATACTTCATATTCTTTTTCCATCTGTTCTTATTTTTCTAATTAACTCATTTTCCATCTGTTCTTATTTTTCTAATTAACTCATTTTACCATAATATTATTATGTGAATGATAATGGTTACTAGAATCAATTTTAAATATTGTATTTAATTCTGAATTATCTTTCCTCCTCATTCTTCCTCTCCTCCAAAGAGAAAAAATAATAAATATGCCAAATGCTATGCAACCAAATATTTCTATACTCATATTTAAAACCCAATTATTTGGTTAGTAATAATACAAGATAATGAATATATAA